CTGCGTAGTATAGCCGCGCACCAGCAGCTCAGTATTGTCGGCGCGGCCAAGCACCTGAACCTGGTGAAAATTCGTCGCCCCCACCGGCGTACCCTCCAACGTCCGATTGCACGCCACGAAAAACGCCAACGCAATCACGATTGCAGCGATGCAATAGATTTTCCTATTCCCTGTCATTTGTCCTCCCTTGTTTTCTGTCTCTTATCCACGACCTTGCCCAAGGCGGCCATCGTCATAAATTGCAGCTTTGAAAACAACTGATCTGGTGTGAGTTGTGGAGTATCCCCGCGCCTCTCGGATTTCCCCGCCCGGAACTTCGGCATAAAATCCTCGATCTTGAACGGCTTGCGCCTACCCTTCTTGCTACGAGGCGCACAGTTAGCAACCGTCGAAGCGATTATCGCTGCCCTGATGTCCGCCCGCCCGTCCCCGAACGGCTCCACAGCGGCATATTCCGCCCATTCGCGCAGAATCCGGCACGGCATTCGTTGGAGCATCCCATCGGGATTGCACTCCCCCAGCGCCAGCGCCAGCCGAAAAACGAAGCGCCGTTCCTCTTCCCGGCTCAGTTTTTTGAGCCATCATCCCCGGATTGCTCGGAAGGGCCCACCGTCCCGTCTGGCTGCTCCTCGAGCCCGCTGATCCTCAGCACTGCCAGCGCCACCCGATTGATCGCGGCGTTGGACAACTGCCCCAGCTGTTGTACTTCCTTGTTGTTCCAATTGAACAGCCGCTTGCCGTCCTCGCCCAGAGCAGCCCAGGCCACCACCTGTGCACGCAGTCCGGCGATTCCAACATTGCCGCCCTTCCCCTGCTCGCCCAGTTTCTCCACCTCGTAGGCGGTCAGCTCACGCACTATCACCTGCCCGCCCCACTCAGGCACATCCACCGTTTCCGTCTTGAAGCAATCCTCCGTTCGACCGAGGATGTCTTCCCGTGTTAGATACCCCATCCTGGTTATCCCTCCTGTCTGATAGTCTCGACCTGCTCAGCCTACGTCACAGTCAACACCGGTTTGCCGCTGATTTTCACCGTAACATCAGCCTTCAGCGCATCCTCGAACGCCACGTGCTGCGTGAACCCGGTCAGAAACCCATCGGCCGTCCAGATAGCCGTTCCCCCGCAAATCTTCAGCGTCAGCTGCCAGGCGGCGAGAGTACAACCATCATTGTTGAAATCGCCGAGCATACCCGTTCCTTCTCCGCCAGCGTGCATCGTACTGGTCGGATCGAAGAGCACATCGAACGACCACTCCCCTGCATCGGCAAGCCCTGGCAAAAACTCGCGCCAGCCATTCGTCGAATCCTGACTGCTCACATCAATACTATCGCGTGAAATACTTGGCCCGTCGATATCCCGCACCTGCCCAATCGCCACATACGACGTGCCGCCGGCCCAATCGACAGCCAATGCAGCTCCAAAGTTTGGATGTTCCGTCATCGTCTACCTCCTACTCAGATTTTCGTTCCTGTTCCTGTTTCTTCTGGCACTTGCCACAACCCGGCTTTGAGGCCTTCGGCGTCCACCCCGGTGGCAGCGTCGCCAGCTCATCTTCGCGCCGTTTGCGCTCCTCCATCCTCTGCTTTGCACTCAACATAGCGCCTCCTTGATCCCCCCCCAGAACAACTCCCCGCTCCTCGCAATACCGTCGCGGTCGTGCTCCATCCACCACAGCGCCCCAATCGCGCCGTTTACCACCAGCTCACATCCCGCCGCCCACGCCTCCACGAACGCCCGGCCATAAGGCTCTTGTACCAGCGGCAGGAAGATGAACCGCTTTGCCCCTCCAAGTATCCCCGGCACAGCGCCATAATCTACCCGCCCCCAGAACCTGATACCGCCCGGCAACGAATCACGCCCAATGTGCCCCGCTGCCGGCCCATCCCCATAAATGTCGAGCGGTTCCCCATTCACCAATGCCCAATCGATTGCCGCCGTCACACCCTTCGCCGGATCAAGTCGCCCCACGAACACATTGCCCCGTCGCTCATCACTTGGCAACGCCGCATCCCGAAACCGTTGCAAATCTACCGCCGCTGGCACATACACCACCTTGCCTGCATCACAAGAATAAGCGAGCTCCTCGAACTGCGCGGGACTGTAGAACATCAACAGCGAACAGTTGTCTAAGAGCCACCGGCGCAGCACTGGCGAGCCAGTAATCCACGCATCGTGCACGAACTTTACCACCGGCCTGTCGCCAAAAGCCCCAATCCACCGGCTATCATACCTGACACAATTGTGAACCACGAACGCCTCCACGTCGGCAGGTGGGCGCTTCCACGCCGGGCAGTGCACCACCTCTGCCCAGTCCGGCTTCTGCTCCAGCCAGGCAGAGCAATCCAACTCTGCCCCATAAGGCGTCCCCACACCGTCAGCCAGCCACCCGATCTTCACCAGAGCTCCCCCTCGATCCGCTCCAGAATCGGCTTCCAGTAAGTCTCCATCACCATGTCCCAGTTGTACCGCTGATGAATGAACGATATCCCCGCCACCGCGCACGCCCTAGACGTAGATCTGGACCTGGAGTAAATCGCCCCCAGCGCCGTGTACACCTTCTCCACACTCGCCAGCTGCCACCAATAAGCCAACGGCGGAATCCACAAACGCTGCAAAGGCTCCGTAGCAATGCCGTTGATCGTAATCTCACCCAGCGCCGAGCAGCGCATCGTCACCACCGGGCACCCGCAGGCCTGCGCCTCGGCCACCGGCAAACAGAACCCCTCCCCCATCGAAGGCGACAACAGCACATCACTTGCCTGATAGATCATCGCCATCTGCTCGTCCGGCACACCTACCATCATCTCCGTCTCGTCCGCGAACGTCACCGCCTTGCGCGGCAGCCCCAGCGCCTCCAGCAGCGAATCGAAATAAACCCCTTCCCTCTCACTCCCGTGTGGCTTCCTCGTCGTATGCAGATAGAGCCGCGCTTCCGAGTGCTCCCCATAGAACCTGGCGAACGCCTCCAAAGCCTCCGGCCACGACTTGCGAGGCGGATACCCCTTATTCGCCGCCACCATCGCCACCAGATACGTCTCTGGCGGCACGCCGAGTTGCGCCCGTACCGCCTCCCTGTCTCGCACCGGCCTGAAGACCCCAGTGTCCACCCCGTGCGGAATATACACCGCCTCCACCCCAGCCTGGTCGAACAACTGCTTGGCGTGTCTACTATAAGCCACCGGATATTCGAGCGACCTTGCCCTCCGCACCACCGCTGGCGGTATTGGCTCCCCATCCACCGGTATCAACGCCATCCACGGCTTGTTAAGCTTCTGCCTGGTATCCTCTGGCAAACACCAGAGATCGTACAGCGAAATAACCAGGTCGGCCCCAAAGTGCTTTGCATAAGACCCGGCAAGCGCAGCATCGAACGGACTGCTCTTCACCGGGTAAATCGGAATCCCGCCCCACTCAATCGACGACCCATACAGCCCGAAATTTGCCGCTACCGCCACCTCGTGGCCCAGCCGTTGCAGCCTGACGACCGTCTCCCGCGTCTGCTTCCCGTAGCCCGTATTCGCGTGTGGCGCATTCGACCACCACAGAATCTTCACTTGCCCGCCATCCAGTACAGATTTACCGTCTCCGTAGGCGTAATACACACACAGAAATTAGTCGCCGTAATCGTATTCACACTGACCACAACCGGATTGACAAAACAGCACCCCGCTATCGTCGCCACCACCGCCGTCGGAGTCGTGGCAAACCCGTGAGCAATGCACGTACCCGTTACCACACCCGTTTCCATCCCGAACTGCACCGGGCCATCGAACACCCCACTACCCAGTGCCAGATACGTATTCACAGTCACCCCGCCCGTACTGCCTATCACCATCCGCTCATTAGTGTCCGTGACCGTACCACCCGTGTACAGACCCAGATTCCCAGACTGAGCCGCCACCTTCAGCCCCAGCGACTCTGGCCACGAAAACACCAACGAATACCCCGCCAGCGCCGTATCTGTATACCCCGCCGAAAACGCCGCCACAGTCAACCCGTGCGACCCTGCCCCCACGACATGAAACAACGATCGAGCAGACGCGCCCGAAGTCGTATTCCGAACTCTTAGCGAGGTGACCCCATCCCAGTCCTTCTCGATCCGTACCTGGTCAGCTCCAAGATAGCTCGTCCCAACGCCGAGCGTGCCAGTAATTACCACGCCCCCGCGTGGCACCACCACACCCCCGCCGCTTCCCGCAGTCGTGAACCCCCCCGTCCCGCCGAGCG